CACTTAAACAAATTACGCATGGCCAACGACATTCGAAAATTTGAACATGAAGACAAACTTAAGAAGGTAGCAAAGCAGTATAAAGCTGCTCCAGAGGGCGGCGGAATGGGCGCTCCTGGTATTTAATTCTTAAAATCCTTCAAAAAACACCGATATTAAGTAGAAATCTGCGTAGATTAGTAAATAATTTACAAGCCATATTATTGAAAGGACATTTTTAATATGAACAAATATGAACAGTTGATTGAGCACATCATCAACGAAAACGAACAAGCAGCTCGTGAGCTTTTTCACTCTATTGTAGTTGAAAAGTCTCGTGAGATTTATGAAAGCCTAATGGACGAAGACCAAGTTGATGAAAACATCGACCAGTACGACCAACAAGGCGACCTAGCACAAGACGTTGCTAGCGATGAAACCCACGGTTTAGGTGAAGACGACCTAGAAGGTGGCGATATTGAATTAGACGGCGGCGACGAGTTCGGTGGCGATGATTTAGGTGGTGACGACATGGGTGACATGGGCGGTGACGACTTAGGTGGCGACATTGGTGGCGGCGATGCTGAAGGTGAATTCCAAAACATCCGTGATGCAATTGACAGCTTAGAAGCTGAATTTGCTAAGTTAACTGGCGGCGACGAAGCTGGTGAAAACGACGGACAAAGTGGTACTGGCTCTGCTGAATTTGGCGGCGCAGGTGAAGACGATGGTCAAAGCGGTACTGGCTCTGATGAGTTCGGTGGTGCAGAAGACGAAGCAAGCGACGAAGAAATGTTTGCTGAAGGTGAAAACCCATTTGCTAAAAAGGGATCTGGTATGTCTGGTAGCGGCGCAAGCGGCTCTGGCAAATCTGGTTCTGGCAAAAGCGGTTCCGGCAAGATGACTGAAGCAGAAATGATGCGTGAATACGTTGAAAAAGTTGCTGCTCCAGCTAACAGCGAAGGCACCCCAGTTGGAACAGGTAACAAAACACCACGTGGTACAACAAACACAAAGAACCCAGTAGCTGGCAAGAATGACATGGGCGGTTCTGCAAAGAACATCGCTAATGGTAAGTCTGATGCAGGTGATGTTGATGGCAACAGCACAAAAGCTAAAGCAGGTGGTTTTGTTAAACCAGCACAAGAAATTGATGTTGCAAAGCGTAACGTAAACAAAGTTGGCGGCAACAAAGGCGCACAAGACTTTTATAACACTAAAGCCAAAGGCAAAGATGCCGAAGGTAGCACTACCGATGGTAGCGTAAGTGTTAACAAGAAAAGCCTTGAAGGCGGCCGTAAGTAATTAGGACAATAATATGGCTTTGTACCTAAGAGAAAACCTTACTTTCGATCGTGCCAACATTATAGTTGAGTCCGAAGGCGACGGTAAGAATCTCAAAATGAAGGGGATATTCATCCAGGGAGGCGTGAAGAACGCTAACCAGCGTGTATATCCTGTTCATGAAATTGAAAAGGCAGTATCCACCATTAACGAACAGATTAGTGGTGGATACAGTGTCTTGGGCGAAGTCGACCATCCTGATGATTTAAAGATTAATTTAGATCGTGTCTCCCACATGATTGAAAAAATGTGGATGGACGGTCCTTGCGGATACGGTACTCTAAAAATCCTACCAACACCAATGGGTGAACTTGTTAAGTCAATGTTAACTAGCGGTGTGAAGTTGGGTGTTAGCAGCCGTGGATCCGGTAACGTTAATGAAAGTAGTGGTCATGTAAGTGACTTTGAAATCATTACAGTAGATATTGTGGCACAACCCTCGGCTCCTAATGCTTATCCTAAAGCAATTTATGAAAGCCTTATGAACATGAAGGGCGGTTCGCAAATATTTGAGATGGCTCGTGATGCCTCTCAAGATCAAAAAGTACAAAAGTACATGAAAGAAGCAATAACCCGCTTCATCAAAGACCTTAAAGTATAACAGGAGAAAACCTAATGTTAGATGCTATCAAACCATTGCTAGATAGTGGCATTATTAACGAAAGCACTCAACAGGCTATCAATGAGGCTTGGGAAGCTCGTCTTTCCGAAGCTAAAGAGAGTGCCCGTGCAGAACTTCGTGAAGAATTTGCACAACGCTATCAGCATGACAAACAAGTCATGGTTGAGGCTCTAGACAAAATGGTAACAGAAGGTCTAACTGCTGAACTTGCTGAATTCCAAACGGAAAAGCAAGCCCTAGCAGAAGACCGCGTTAAGTTCAAAGTTCACATGAGCGAAAGTGCTAAGAAGTTTAACAACTTCATGGTAAGCAAGTTAAGTGAAGAAATCCAAGAACTTCGCAAGGATCGTCAAGTTTATGAAAACTCTATCGGTAAGTTAGAGTCATTTGTAATCAAGGCACTTGCAGAAGAACTAAAAGAATTTGAACAAGACAAGAAAGCTGTAGTTGAAACTAAAGTCCGCTTAATTGCTGGTGCTAAAGAGAAACTAGCTGAACTACAACAGCAATTTATTGCTCGTAGTGCAGGCCTTGTAAAAGAAGCTGTTGCCAAGAATTTAGAGTCAGAGTTGACTCAACTAAAAGAAGACATCCAAGTTGCTCGCGAGAACATGTTTGGCCGTCGTCTATTCGAAGCTTTTGCTAGCGAATTCAGCGTTACTCACTTAAATGAGAACAAAGAAATTGCTAAGTTGCAAGCCGCATTGATACAGACTAAGCAACAAGTTGCTGAAGCTCGTCGTGTAGCTGCTGAAAAAGCTACCTTAGTTGAATCAAAAGAAAGAGAGATTCGTGTAATCAAGGAATCTGCAGATCGTAAGGCTTTAATGGCCGATCTAATGAAACCATTGAGCAAAGAGAAAGCCGCTGTAATGAGCGAGCTACTTGAAAGTGTCCAAACAAGTAAATTGCAAGGCGCTTACGAAAAATATCTACCAGCTGTACTAAACAGCAAAGCTGCCGTAGCCGCACCTGCTCCACAAAAGCAGATGGTAAACGAAAGCCGCGTTGAAGTTACTGGAGATAAGGCTGCTAGAAACGCCGCGGAAACAAGAGTTGACACTAATGTCATCGACTTGAAGCGTTTAGCAGGGCTAAAATAATTAACCCTAATTAGGAGAAAAATATATTATGACAACCGCATTATTAGAAAGCCGTTGGGGCGAAACCAAAGAAGCCCTGTTAGAAGGCTTGAATGGTTCTAAGAGAACTACAATGGGTGTGATCCTTGAGAACACTCGCAAGATGTTGAGCGAATCTGCTACAGCAGGTGGTACAGCAGCAGGTAGCGTGGCTACACTTAACCGTGTAATTTTGCCAGTTATCCGTCGTGTTATGCCTACTGTTATTGCTAACGAGCTAGTTGGTGTTCAACCAATGACTGGCCCAGTTGCACAGATCCATACTCTACGTGTACGTTACGCTGATGGCGTGACAAACAGTGCTGACAGCAGCCAAACTACTGCTGCTGGCGATGAGGCATTGAGCCCATTCAAGATTGCTACTCAGTATTCTGGTAGCACATTCCAAGGTACTAGTGCTGGCAAAGCTAACAGCACAGCTACAATGGAAGGCGTACCTGGTAACCGTATCAACGTACAAATCTTGAAGCAAGTTGTTGAAGCTAAGACACGTAAATTGTCTGCACGTTGGACATTTGAAGCTGCTCAAGACGCACAAGCTATGCACGGCTTGGACGTTGAAGCAGAAGTTATGGCTGCTTTGGCACAAGAAATCACAGTTGAAATCGACCAAGAGATCTTAGGTTCTCTACGTTCTTTGGCTGCTACTGAGTACACATACAACCAAGCTACCGTTTCTGGTACTGCTACATTCGTTGGTGACGAACACGCTGCTCTAGCTGTTTTGATCAACCGTGCTAGCAACTTGATCGCACAACGCACACGTCGTGGTGCTGGTAACTGGGCTGTTGTTTCTAGCGCCGCATTGACAGTATTGCAATCTGCAACTACTTCTGCATTCGCTCGTACAACAGAAGGTACATTCGAAGCTCCTACAAACACTAAGTTTGTTGGTACTTTGAACGGTGCTATGCGTGTATACGTAGACGGTTACGCACAAGACAGCCAAGCTGTTCTAGTTGGTTACAAAGGTTCTAGCGAAGCAGACGCTGCTGCGTTCTATTGCCCATACGTACCATTGATGAGCTCTGGTGTTGTTCTAGATCCATCTACTTTCGAACCAGTAGTTGGCTTCATGACACGTTATGGTTATGTTGAGTTGACAAACACAGCTAGCTCATTGGGCAACGCTGCTGACTACTTGGCAGAAATCGCTGTAAGCAACTTGAGCTTCCAGTAATCCATATTATGGCATCGCAAGGTGCTATACACACAAAAAGCCCCTTAATTGGGGCTTTTTTATGACTTTACTTTTAAAAACTTAAATACCTATATGAAACCTATCTTTAGATATTCCCCCAAAGACGCATACCTAATACTGTATGCAGTATTTTTGTTTGCAATTCCTTATGCTGTGGCATTAACCTCCCCGACACTTGGGTGGCTACTGCTAATTTCTTTTTTTCAAATTTGGTTTATTGTTAATGGTCAAAATAGTTCATTGCACCATCACACGCATTGGGCTACATTTAACAATTCAAAACTAAACCGCGTTTACGAATTATTTCTAAGTGCAGCCACTGGAATACCAAATAATGCGTGGCGACACTCTCATTTGATGCATCACAAATATGTTAATGATAAACCAGATCGCAACGGAAAAACACTAGATCCAGTTAGTGTATATCGCAACAGCAGAGATGGGGAGTTAATTAATTTCTGGACCTATTGTTTTGTTGGTGCTTGGGTGTTTAATACAAAACACTATTTTGTAAATAGTCCCTACAAGATGCCAATTGCCGAACATCAGACTCAATTTAAAAGAGAGATATGGGCGTTTAGGTGTTTTATTATATCACTTGTAATTATTAATCCTGTGTATGGTATATGGTCAGGATTTGTATATTTTATGTCTTTTGTTGTTAATAATGCTAACAGTTACGGCGAGCATTGGGGCGTTCTTTCGAGAAGGGGTGACACAACACAAGATAGCATTGGCATTTATAGCAAGTGGTACAATATATTTGGTTTTAACGCAGGGTTGCACCAGGAGCACCATCACAAACCTGGAGTACACTGGACTAAACTGCCTGAAGTAACACAGTTGTTGCATCCAAATAGAATGATTGTCAAACATGGTGTACATATTACCAATAATCCTTTTTGGAGCCATTTTGTTGCCCTTATTAAAGGTGAAAAGGTATATCCTAAATAAATAACTAGTTCGCTCTTAATTGAGAGTTTATGCAGTAACCCTCTGCGTAGGCCTAGAACGCTATTTTCATTTTTAAGGAGAAAACAAAATGGGACGTCCTTTAGCAAAAAGATTTTTCGGTAACCGTAACATCGGTACCAACAGCGGTTACACAGCAGATGATGGCATCGGCGGTGAAGGCCTAGCAAGTATCAGCGTAGCAACTGCTGGTAGTTTTGTTGTTAGCAACACATACAAAAACTTTCCATTGTTGAACATTGGTGCGCCAACACTACCAGGTGGCGTACAAGCTACTGCTGATGTAGTATTTGAAATTGACACAGTTACCTACTCAAGCGGTGGTGCAACTGGTTACCTAGCTGGTTTGTCAACAACTATCACTGGTTTAGGTGGTGGCGCAGTAGTTAACATCACAACAAACGGTGGCGGTGCAGTTGACGCAGTTAACTTAACTGGTGGCAATCGTGGCGAATTCCGTCGCGGTGACGCATTTGACGGCACAGGTATCACAACATTCCAAGTTTTACAAGCACCAAACGCAGGTACAGACTTGCAGATCAGCATCACATTCCGTGTTAAGAGCATCACTATCGTGAACAAAGGATCTGGCTATGTTACAGTTCCTAGCTTGTCATGGAGCGGACATACATTCACTGGTCAAACAGCACCAAGCGGTCAAACTCCTGTGTTGACTACTGACAGCGGTGACGTTGGTTCTGTAACTAACCAAGAAAACGCTATCATTGCTTACGCTTATGTAACTGGCAACAGCTTGATTGCTGACATCAACGCACAAAAAGGTAGCCACCGCTATCGCGTTACAACCAGCGAAGGTACAGCAGTATGTAAGCTAGTTGCAGCTACCCCAGCAGCAGTAGGCGAAATGTCTATTACTGCCACAGACAGCAGCGGCAAGACTTACTATGTAACCAAGCTAACTAGCCACAACGCATTGTTGACACAATACGGTTCAAGTGGTTGGGAATTCGAAGACGGTACAATGGTTCGTTGGACATTTGATGCTCCTACATTGAACACTACTGTTCAAATCGCTAACGCTTAATTGAGATTAGCTCCATGAAATAGCGGCTTCGGCCGCTATTTCTTTGGGTTTTCTGATTTAGATAAATATCTAAATAACGGAATTTACAAATGGCACAGACGACTAGATTTAACGGTACATGGAGTATTGTTGGGGCTGACACCACAAGTAATCTTCAAGTTACATCACATACATTAATTGTGTCTGGTAACTTGAAAGTACTGGGTACAGTTTCAAACATTTCATCTACTAATACTCAAATCACAGACAACATAATTACTCTAAACCAAGGTGAAACTGGGTTTGGCGTTACTCCGGTTTATTCTGGTATTGAAGTTGACCGTGGTCAGTTTGCTAAAACTGCATTACGTTGGAACGAATCGTTGACACGATGGGAATTAACAACAGACGGATCAGTTTACATGCCGATTGTTACTGGTGTGAAAGGTATCGAAGGTGTGTTCCAAGACCCTGCTCCTCAATTAGGCGGCAACTTAGACACATTAGATAGAACTATTTTTAGTTCTAACAATCAAGTTGTTAAATTTGATACAAACCTTGCAGTTAAAAACACCACAGTAGCGCCAAGTACTTTAAGTGGATACAACACAGTGTATGCACAAACACCAAATGGTGGCGGTAGCGGCTTATTTGTTACTAACACAGCTAAACAACAACAAGAACTAATCACAAAGAGTAAGGCAGTGTTCTACTCGTTGATGATGTAAGGATTAAAAATGATTAATAGTACCCCACTAACAACAACAAACGCAAATATTATCTTTGGTACCTCGTCAGTTACCAAAGGTATTACAGCAATGTATTTGTGTAACACATCTGGATCTGCGGTAACTGCTAACGTGTACTTGGTACCAAACGGCGGCACCCCTAGCGCCTGCCCTATTTACAGTAACCTTTCGATTGCAGCAGGTGACACCCACGTATCAGATACTGAACGTATTGTGCTTGATAATGGCGATAGCTTGTGGGCAAATTGCAGCGTTAATAGTGCGGTAGTTATTACTGTTAGCTCAACAGGAGCGTAATACATGGCTCGCTTTCTTAAAAACGCACAAATTCGTACAGGTAGCTACGCTGTGCAATTGCCATTGGGTACTAATAGTTTAGGCCCTGATGCTCCAATTAACGGTCAGATTCGCTACAACCAATCTAATAACAAGATTGAATTTTTCTTTAATAGCCAATGGAACCAAGTTGCTAAAATTGGATCTGTTGCACTAACCATTGATGAATTTACTGGTGACAACAACACAGTTAACTTCACAATGAGTAAAAGTGAAAGCGATGCAAAGAATGTGTTAGTTACTATTAGCGGTGTGTATCAAGCACCAGTTAACAACTACACAGTATCGGGCACACAATTATCATTTACAAGTGCTCCACCAGCAGTTGATGCAAGCGGTAACCCAAACAAGATTATCGTAGTCCACAATATTAACTCAACTGACGCAGCCTAAAAATCTGCTAAATATAGAAACGGAGAGTTAAATGGCTATTGGTAGAATTTCGGGCTCAATGCTTGTGTCCAACTTGGACAGACAAGGTACTGATCTTCAGTTTACCACCGGTGGCCAGCCTTTATACTACATGAACTTTAGTCAGTTCTGTGTAGGCGTAAACACAAACGTAACTCCGCAGACTTTAACTATTAATGGTAACTTGAGTACCAGCAACATTGTTATCAATGGTAATAGCATTACTACAAAAAACGGTGAAGCAATTAACATTACTAGCAATGTTAGCTACAGCATTGGCAACTTAAACATCGGTGGTGGTGCAAATGGTTATGTTATTAGCACAAATGGCTCAGGTTCGTTGTCTTGGCAAAACTTTGCAACACTAAGCAACACACAAGGATTCTACGGGAATGCGTTTGTTATGGGCACTGCGGCAACAGGCTCAACTAGCAATGCATTAACCTTCTCGTCTACTACATCTGTCACTGATGGTATTGCTAGCTTAAACAGACTGCTAGGAAATATCACAGATAGCAATGGCACTTTAATACACGTTGCCGGTAACGTTACCGCTGGCAATGTAAATAGTCGCTTCTATGGCGACATTAATGGCAATATACTAGGCACAGCGGCGTCTTTTACTAGCGTTACTGGCACATTATTAACCGCTGCACAGCCCAATGTGACTTCTGTGGGCACACTAAGCAGCTTGGCAGTTACTGGAAATGTAACAGCAGGTAATGTAAACAGCACATTCTATGGTGATCAGTTTGGTAACAGCACTGGTACTAGTGGCTCATTTACAAACGTAACAGGTACTCTACAAACAGCAGCACAACCAAACGTAACCAGTTTAGGAACACTAACTGGATTAGTGGTAACTGGTAATGTCACAGCAGGCAACGTAGCAGGCACACAGTTTAGTGGAAACATTGTTGGTACCACTGGTAAGTTTTCCGGGAACGTTAACACCAACAACGTTATTGGTACTATTGGCGATTTCACAACAGTTAACGGCACATTACAAACTGCGGCACAACCAAATATCACCAGCGTTGGTACATTAACTGGATTAGCAGTCAATGGTAACGTTGCAGCAACTCACCTTAACGGTATGTTCCATGGCAACATTGTTGGCGGAACAGGTTTATTCTCATCAAATGTTACTTCCACTGGGTATGTTGCATTTGGTTTAAATGCTGATCTATTGCAAGCAGGTGTACTTGGTTTTGTTAACGACAGTTACGGATTTACTACTCAGTACAACACTGCGGTTATTGTTACTAACCAACAAGGCGCTACAACCCAAGCTCTGTTCTTAGGTGACACATCTACCAGCAACAACAGCACACTATTAGGCGTATCGGTTAACAACACACCGGTGTTAAACTTAACTGGCACAGGTAACCTAGCAGTCACTGGCAACGTATATGCAAGCAACGTAATTGGTACACAGTTTAACGGAAACGTAGTTGGTACGGTTACAGGTAACATCAGTGGGGCCACTGCGGCGTTTACATCTGTGTCAGGTACACTAACTACAGCAGCACAGCCAAACATTACAAGTGTGGGCACCCTAACTAGCCTGGCTGTTACAGGAAACGTAACAGCGGGCAACGTAAACAGCACATTCTACGGTGACGTTCACACAAACAACGTTACCGGAATCAACGGCGACTTAACTATTACGGTACCAAGTAACAGCGTTGCTATTTTCTCGTCAGACCAAGCGGTTAAACTTCCTATTGGTAACAGCTATAACAGACCCACTGGTGTAGCAGGTTATATTCGTTACAACACAGACACTCTATCTGTAGAGTACTATGATGGCACAAGCTGGGTTCCTGTAACAAACAAAGTTACAAGCCAGTCATTTAACGGTGACGGTGTTAACGACACATACGTTCTAACACACGATGCAAGCATTGAATCGTTGTTGGTAACCATTAACGGTACTGTACAACAAAGCGGTGCATACACAGTTAACGCAGGTCAAATTACGTTTGCTGAAATTCCGTTAGTAACAGATGCTGTTAACATTCGTTACTTGGGTGGTGTAACATCATTTAGCGGCGTTGTGTCAAACGACTTAACTATTCAAGGCAACGTAACATTGTCTGGAATACTTAAAGCTCCGCAAACAACCAAAGCGTCTAACGCCACTGGTACTCCGGGCCAAATTTGTTGGGATGCAAACTATCTATATGTTTGCACAGCACCTAACACTTGGAAACGCAGTCCGTTAACAGGCGGCTATTAATCCCAATATTACTAAACCTTTGCCCATTTGGGCAAGGGTATCATTTTGGCTAAATATGTTAGTATTGGAGCTTTGGCGATGGCCGTAACCAGAATTAAGAATAATCAGATCACAGATTCAACAATCACATACACAAAGATTGCACCTGGAACGCTGGTCGGAAGTAACTTTAACGAGAATTTAACATTAAATTCTAACTTAAGCATTGTTGGTAACTTAACAATTACAGGTGTTTCTACAACTGTAAGTTCTACCAACACTTATGTCAATGATCCATTGATTGTGTATAACAATGGATATGCTGGCAACTTGTCAAATTATGACATTGGTATGTTGGTAAACCGTAACCTATCTGCTTTAAGTGGGTACGGTAACGTAAATACTGCGTGGGTGTGGAGCGAAGCTGAAAATGCGTTTATTGCAATTACCACAACTGACACCGGCGCAGGTATTACAAACCTAAACAATAGCGGCTTTGCAAATATTAGAATCGGGAATCTAACTGCAATAGCAGCAACTCTTTCTGGTAAAATTACAGCAGCAGAGCTATCAGGATTCCATACTGGTACTGCTGATTTAAGTACAGCAGTAGTAACAAATTTCTCTTCTGGTAATGCACAAATTACTGGTGGTAACGTACAAGGCGTTCAGTACTTACAAACAACTAACTTTAGCACCGCCAACGCTAGAATTAACGGTGGGGCAATTAATGCAACACCAATTGGATCTACTACTCCATCGGTTGGTATTTTCACTACAGTAACAGCAGGTGAGTCAGATACAATTGGTAACGCAAGTATTGGTGGTAACCTAAGTATCAACGGCAACTTGTTTGTTGTTACAGGTAACATCACTACTGCTAACTCTGCGTTCTTTGTTGGTAACACCATCACTGGCTTCAATGCATTGTATGCAGGTATCCCACTTGGGTACACAATACTTCCACAGGTGGTTGCACAGTTCTCTGAGAACTATAATGGTTATGCTCAGATTAACAC